ATTTCATCCTGACTCAGCACCCGGGGCCCGCTGCTGAAGTTGACCGAGTATTCAACTGTCCAGTCATCCTTGAGTTTTGGCTTTACCGAGTCCGGATTGATCGGCAATAGCTCAACCACATTGCCCAGCGCCTTAACCTTGTAGGCGTAGAAGTTGCCCCGCAAACACAGACAGGCCACCAACATCTCCCAAAATTCCTGGGAGGTCATGTAACTGTTGGGTGCCATTGAGAGCAGCGGGTAAAGCCGGTGCCCAATGGCCGGCAGGCGCTGCTTATCTGTCTGTTTAAAGAGGGTGCAAGGCAGCATGCCAACTGACTCGGACAGGACCCGCACGCAGTTGAATACCACCAGCTGCTGCAATGCGCTGGTGGTGGTCACACGCTGGCCGCTGTTCGTGTCGTAGCCCGATCCCAGCGCCCGAGCCAATTTCTCGGAAGTGTCGACAACCTGCGGATCGCCCTTGCGACCGAATAGGGACCGCAGCATCAGCGACCCCCTCGCACGACGGAGACGAGAGCCAGGCTCAGCAGGACAGCGCCGCATACAGAGAGCGCCACGGCCTCGCCCCAGCCAGCCCACAGGCCGCGAGTCAGCAAGCAGAGGCCAAGCACGCCCACTAGATCAGGCGCAGCGCTGGCCAGCAGCGCAAGCCTTGACGGCTTCTCGCTCGATTGTTCGGTCATAGGGTTCGAATTCCGTGCTTAACGATGTGGTCAGAGAGGGAGTCTTCAGGCGCCGCGCGCGCCAGAACTCGACCGATAGCCATGATCAGCGCCACGGCGCCGTCGATCTTGTTGTCGTTGCCCTGCTTGATCGCGCGAACGACATCGTCGTTGCCCGGCAGGAACTTGCCGATCACGTTGCCGATGCACCAGGTCATGATCGGGTTGCCGTCGTGGTGAAACCGACCGGATTCAATCGCCGCCTCCAGCTCTTTCATGGCATCGGACATATTGGTGTAGTTCTGGGTAATCGTGATCGGCGAAAGTCCCTCGTCATCCAGCTGGTGACTGAGGTTGGTAGCACCGTGCGGGTCAATCGGGCTTTCGCGTACTGGCGCCCGCTTGTTGGCCTCTTTGCACTCCTCGAGGATGTCCCGATAGTCGATCTCGGCACCCTGCGATGTGTACAGGTAGCCCGCGTTTAGCCAGGCTTGGAACCGTTCGAACATTCGCCTGTTGTCGGTATTGAAAGCGGTGTCTTCTGGCACCCAGAACCGTGGCGCAACGCTGTAATAGTGGATTTTCCCGTCGATCTCCCGCCAAAACAGCCGGGCCATCGAGTTCATATCCAGCTTGCGGGCCAGATCGAGACCGAGATTGCACTCCTGCCCCTCGAACTGCTCCAGGTTGAGGCTGACGTCTTCGCACGCTTTCCAGCTCTGCAGGTTGAAAAAACCTGATTTGGCACTCACCCAGACGTTGAGATGCTTGGTCTTGAACGTGTTGGTGAACCGCGCCGAGCGAATTGCACGCTGCTGCTGGCTCTCCAGGTACTCCTGAAATACCGAAACCCCTATGCATGGGTTGGCCTTTGCCAAATTCTTCGGGTCCGTCCAGTCGTCGCCCTCGTCCAGCGTCCAGATATAGCCGAACAGCTCGTCGTCCGGCACCGTGCCGTCCAACATCTCCAGCACCTGGCGGCGCTTGTCGTAGCACGGCCCCTCGATGTTCGCCCCGGCCGTCGTGATGATGAACATCAGCGGTTGTCGGCGGGCGCCCATGCCTGTGAGCATGGTGTCGTACAAAGCGGCGGTTTCGTGTTCGTGGAATTCGTCGATGATCGCGCAACTGGGCGATGCACCGTCCCCAGGATCTCCGATCAAGGGTTCGAACCGGCTGTTATCGGCCGGTATGTTCATGTTCGAGGCGTTGATCTCAATGCCAACGGCCCTGATCAGCATCGGGGATCGCTGAATCATCAGCTTGGCCGGGCGGAATACTTCCCAAGCCTGCTTTTCACTCGTCGCGCCGGCGTAGACCTCGGCGCCGAACTCCTTGTCCATCACGAACATGCTGGATCCGACACCGGCGGCGATCACGCTTTTGCCATTCTTGCGCGGCACCTCCCAGTAACTTTCGCGGAACCGGCGGTAAGCGCCTTTCTTTCTCACCCAACCGAAGGTGCAGGCCAGGCCGAACAGTTGCCACGGTTCCAGGGTGATCAGTTGCCGCTTGTAGGCCCACTCGCCCTTCGTGTGCGGCAGAAGCTGTATAAATTTCAGCTTCTTCTCGGCCTTGGCCGGGTCGAATTTGAACGGAAAATCTTTCGACCGGCTTTTGGTGACGTCGTCAAAATGCCGCTCGATGGCCTGGTGAATGTACCGACAGGCTGGAAACTTGCCTTTAAGGACCGACCTCGCCCAAACCATCGCCTTATCGACGTTGGCGTGGGCGGTTTTGGCCATCAGGTACTCAGAAGGTCTGAAAACGGGTTTGTGGGCTCCGGCTTATTGCCGCCGATGATTCTGGTTCTGCTGGCCGGGTCCAGGCCCAACATCGAACCGAACGTGACCATTTGGCGCATCGCCTCGTTGGCGGCGGTAAGCGCCGGGTTCTTGATCGGGCTGCCCATGGCAGACGTGACCACAATCCCGAACTGCTGGACGGAGTCTTGAGCCAGTCGCCAGTTGCCGTAGGCGGTGCAAAACGCCTCGACGTTATGCAGATCCGTCAGCGCCAACACCTTCGCGGAGCAGAGCTGCGGGACAATCATTTGCCAGACGCGGCGAGCGTTTTCGCTCAACCAATCCGGCGGATCAATGTCGTTGACGAGGGAGAAATCCGGTTCGTGCTTATTCAGCGCGCGCTTGCCTGGATTACCGGCTAACGCCTTTTGGGCCGTGGGTTTCGGACGACGGCCCGACCGTCCCGCAACCCCCGGCATCGGCTAACTCCTGAACTTTATATTTCGCGGCGACAGAAGAACGGTGGGATGGACCATTTCCGAGCAAAAGATCCGGAAGTTTTTCCCTCCCCCCTCCGCCATTTGAGAATTATTCTCACGCACCAACTGAGTGCGAGCACCAAACCAGTGCGAAACCGGTCATTTGACCGGGTAGCCATCCAGCCCGGCAGGCGGCCGGTACTCGTAGCCCAGGTCCTCGGCCGTCTTCCTCTGGTGGCAACCGCCGGCGCCTTTGCAAAGCACCTGGCAGTTCTCCTCCACATCCTTGCCGCCCTTGAATAGCGATACGGTGTGGTCCAGTTCGAAGCCGCCCGGGTAATCGGTAAGTCTGCCGCACCTGGCGCAGGTGGGGTCCTTGGTCCAGACGCTCAGACGGCGCTTCTGTAGCGCTCGGCCAGCCAAACGTGGGGCGCTGCCATGGCTTTTGATCTTGGCCAGGTGTGCGTGGTCATCGCAGTAGGCGGCGTTGCGGTGCAGCGTGTTGCAGCCTGCGTGACGGCAGGGCTTCTGTGGGCGCTGCGGCATTACTCCGCAACCACCTGCACCTGCTCGACTCGCCGAAGCTGGGCTGCCAGCAAATGGTTAAGGTGGCTGTTCAGCTTCTCATTAAGGAAGGTCAGACCTGCGCGCTGTACCTGATTTAGATTGCATTCAGCAAGGAACACGGCTTGGCCGTTGAGCAAGTTCACCGCTTCGCTGATGGCGGACTCGAGCGGGTCAAGCGCGAAGCTGGAAGCGCAGCCTTGAATAGCCTCGACCCTGGCAATAGCAGCATCGACCTCGGCGGTGTCTACCTCTACCTTCAGGTTAGCGGTGACCTGATTAGCCGGCAGCGCTCGCTCTTTCAGACTGAAGATGGTGCTGGCAACCTTTGGCTTGTAGTCGACGAAGCCCATGCTGCTCTCTGTCGACAGATCATACGAAGCGATTTGTACGTGCTGACCATAGGCAACACGAAGCGCTTTATCGATCAGTGCCAACACATGGGTCTTTCCGGAGCCGATCTCGCCGCTCACAACTATCTCGATCACATTGCTCATGGGTTACTCACTCTACGGTTGCGCCTGGCCAGATGGACCGGGCATAGGCCAGTGCACCAGCGTGGGCATGGTCTTCTGGCATGATCATGGGGAACGGCGGATAGCCTGGGGCTGCGACATACCAAGACTTCTTTACTTGCTCTGACTGCGCAGGATCTGGGCGTCGACCTGATCCGCGCAGATGTCGAGCAGGTTTACTGCCCTGTCCTTCAGCGTCCACAGATCACCATTCAATGCCAGGTCTTCATCAGCCGTGCTGATGCGCTCACACGGCACAAGCTCAGGGGGTTCGAGCCTTACCGCCGTTGTCTTTACCACCAGCGGCTGCGGGCTTGCCGCGCAGGCCGTCAGGCAAAGGCTGAGCAGCCCAGTCACGAACAGGCTTGCTGGTGCGCTTGAGTTGTTCAAAGTCTTTCCTCGCCTTCAGGGCTTTCTGTTCGCTGTCCTTGAGGCGCTTGGCCAGGTCAGCCTGATAGTCGGCATTGCGCTTGGCCTCTGCCCGCAAGTCAGTGATCGTGGCCTGACTTTCCTTGTTGGCGGCAACGGCGGCCTGGGTGGCGTCGGTAGCAATCGTGACCTGGCCCTGCAGCGCGATGACGCGGTACTGCTGAATCCCCACCAAGAGCAGCGCGACCAGCGCGACGATCAACGCAACGGCGAACGCCTTCATAGCGTGTCCGCCTTGCGACCAAGGAAACGGGTGACCAGCTCTCGTATCGCCGTGACGCCAAGGAAGCCGATGGTGCCGCCGGCGGCGACTGACAGGCTCGAGGGCCAAGCCATCCATTCAATGACGCTGCTGGCAGACAA